AAGAAGTACCCGAAGTCAATCCCGTGATAGTACTTCCTGTCTGGCCATTACTCCACAAGTAAGAGTAAGGTGCTAAACCTGTTTGACCTGTAACAAATATTTTCCCTATTGGTGATCCTCCACAACTCGAGTTAGGAACCGCATACAATCCATAATTCAAAGTACCTGAATCTTCAATGATGAAAGTTTGGGTGAATGCAGTACAACCCCCCAAGTCAGTTACACCCAAATAGTAAGTCCCGGCACTCAACTCTCCGAATACTACTGCGTTAGTATTGGTAACAGATGAAGTGATGTAATTGTTATTTACATCATATAATGAAAAGTTTGTTGACGAATAAAGGGATGTAGACGATCCAGTTACTGATCCATTGTTCAGACCACAAGTTGTATTTTGTGTTGCAACAATTGACCCACAAACTCCGCTAGAAATTGGTATGTTTAATAAGAATTGTTCGTTAGTAGGTAAACTACTATCGTTAACTCTCATCTGATAGACTATACTCGCCAATCCAACTAATGAAGCTGGTTGTGTCGTGATAGTTTGTGATGCGTAGACAGGACTTAAAAATTCTACTGTATACGGAGGGGTACCTCCACTAACATATAAATTAAATGCCCCTGAATTGTTACTACTACAATCTCCAGTTACCGTTATATTATAATTCAAGGCCATTAGTTATTAGTACAGTTTATACTTATATTTATCCCAGAATTCAGAGAAAGCGTATCATTCAAATTTCTTTCTGTACAAGTCAAACTTGTTATTGTCAGAAAATTTCCGTTCAAGAAATAGGTAAACCCATAATCATATAACTGTGGTAAATACTGAATCAAAGCATTTCTCCATAAGGTGTTTGTTGGAACGTCATTCAATCCATATCCTGTATAGAATTGTTCTTGAATCAAGATTTGATTATCTATTCTTAGGTCAACATACCAAGTAGTTTCTATTGAATTCTGGACACAATCATTGAGAGTCAATCCACTTTGGGCTAACATATTATTGACTCGGTTACTCAAGATACTATTAAAGTCATTGACATCAACATCTCCATTCAACCAAGGATATATGTTAAAATCTACATATTCTGTTGTACATGTATAATCGAAAATATTCGAGATTATATAACAAGGATCGACAGGGACTGGTACAAATTGACATCCTCTCTGTCTTCGGTAAACAAATTTTTGTCTTTGGAATATTGAGTTTTCTAACTTGACTCCTGTGTTCCACAAAGTTGTTGCTGGAACCATTTGTTCAACTAACTTCATCCAATAAGGACCAATACCATTTACATAGTCTATCAATTTCTGATAGGTATATTGATTGTTTGGTAAACCTACCGTATTTTGAGATTCAATATATTTCCAAAAGATAGATTGTAGAGTAGGATATCCTCCTGTCTTTCCATCCGTGATGTATTGTCTATTTCTAACATTGATCATATTTTCCCAAAAGGTTTGAGAAAATTCAAAAAATGTTTTCTTTTTCGGTTCAGGATTTACAAAGGTAGAATCGACTCCCCCTGGTACAGGATAATTAACTGTGAGTCCAGTTTCAGGTATTGGATAGTCATATCTTCTTGATTGATCCCACACATCATAAACTAACCCTTGTGATGGGTTTAAGAAAATATCAGCATTTTTAACATTGAGTACCAACTTTTCGTTGTCTACAAAGTAATATGCATTATAGTCCGCACTCGTTGAAATTCTTATTTTGTCATCATCCCTCAACCATGATTTGTTGTTATCCACAACTTTTTTCAATTTGAATCCTTCAGTCATGAATGGGAAATTTCTGAATCTATCAAGATATGGTTGTCCATAACTGAATGGAGTCAGCTGTGTCTGAACATCAAAATTTTGACCTGTGAAAACATTACCAGTTATAACAGTTTCTTCGGGACTTCTATGGGATGGTGTTGACTCATACCATCCAGCCCCTACTTGGAAGAAATAACTTTCCGTGTTTAAAGGAGCGTCAGGGTATCCCTCAAAATCTACAGGGTAATCATCTAATTGTGTTGTGACATCAGTATATGTGTTAGTTGAGGTAAACGCTGTGAATACTTGTCCTTTGATTTTATACGTTGATCCCGGTAGATATGCTGGTGTATTTTCAACATAAGTACCACCTGAGATAGCAGCCCATTGAACATCGAATTGCTCCATGTTGATTTTTTGGTCAGCCAAGTATATGTATTCATTGAATTCGATTAGTGATTCAGGAGCCCCAATTAACCGTAACATAAACTCTACAGATCTTCGAGTACCTTTTGACTTGAAAAGGTATGACGCATTTAGAATTAAATTACGGTAGAAGGAGTAGTTTAACTCAGTTGGTGTTAGAGCTCTAGCATATCCAGGATATGTTGGTGTTGATGTATTCCCAAATACGGAACTTAGAAAATCTTCATTTGTTATTGGAGAAAAATTAGAGCTCCAACCTAAAGTTTGTGCTAAATTTACTAACAGTTGTGATGGTATGTCGTTTGTCGCATTATAACTTACGGAATTCATGTAAGCTAACGCATCAATAAATTGTTTAATTTGATCGAAACTTCTACCATAAATTTGAAATATTTTCTCAACTTTTCTTCCAAGCGTATCAAATTCCTTCAACGAGTCAGAGATTAAAAATCTTGAAACTAAGTTAGTTTTAAACTCATCTAAGTTGGCGGCGATCTGTTCCAATTGAGATAAATAATTTTCGAACAAGAATGACTTGATATCCAAGTTCCAAACTCCTTCTTTTGGCCAAGTTACTTGTTTGTAGTCTGTAAAAAACTGTCCAGCTTCGTTTTGTTGTGGAACTTGGAAGAGGGCGGTATACTCGGGTCTAATCAATCTATTAAGAAGGAACTTTTGTACTTCATCGAAGTCTTCAGCGAAAACTTTATCTACAACAAAATCGTTTGGTCTAATTTGAAAATCTCTAAAGAAAGTTGCCGCAGTTGTTCCGAAAGGTGCTCCCGAAACTATGAAATCAACATATCCTGTCGATAATGTTGGTGATGGAGTGAAAGAAACTAAGTTGAAAATATTGTCGTCAATGGAGACGCAATAGTCCAAATAGGTGTTATATAAATTACGATATGGTGAAACTACAATCTCCCTAACCGATAGATTAGTTGCCGCAGAAATTGAATAATCGATATCAAAAGGGTTATTGATTCTACTTACAAAGACACGAAAAGATGTTTCATCTAATACTGAATCATAAGATATATTTGTAGCCGTTGCGGCTGTAATAAACTGTGGATTGTTAAATACTACATCGAGTGATGCTGGAAACTTATGAATGATGTCTGTTATCGAAACTTGGAATCGTTTACTTAATGATCCATACATCGAAAAGTTTAGAACCTGAGACACATCATAGTTCGGGTAAACTCTGAATTGTGTTGCAAGTATTCTTCTACTTTCATTAACATCATTGATATCTAATCCCTCTAAATTGATTGGTTCAGAAAACGCTCCTACGTTAAAAGTTCTGTTAACTTTTTCAACTACCGAAGTTGTAAACTCGAAGTTACCTTGCGTCAACCCTCCCCCTTCAACTGTTTGTAATCCTACAATATTGTCAGAGAAGGTTGCAGCACCACTACCTGGCCGTGGTGGGTAAAAAAATTTGGTAGTACTTTGAGTCGTAGCCATTAACTAGTTATGTTTGTAAAGTTTTTACTGAAATCAATATTATTACCTCTACTCTGTCTAACCTCATAAAGAAGAGCATTAAATTGATCTCTAATTTCGTAAAGATTGTATTGTCTGTATATGTTGTTACTTGAGTCGTAGATAGTGTATATACCATCATCGATAGATTTAGTTTGATTACCATACAGAGCAATCGCAAGAGATGAGATATCGTACTCAACCATTTCAATTTCGATTGTCACTGGATTGAAAAAGGTATTAGTAATGATAATATTCTGATCTGGCTGACCAATAAACGGTGTTGCGTTTGGTTTGTTTGTTGGCGAAGATGAAGGAGATAATGTTAGAAATATTAAATTTGAATTTCCATCAACATATCTATATCGTATAGCTTTCTGAGTCGTGTTTACTTCATTAGTTACAACAGGTTCGCAAAAGAAACTAGATGTAACAACTCTGAAAAAGTTGGGTATTCTAGATCCGTCTGAGTTTAGATATTCAATTCTAAATCCAACTAATCCCTGTGGTACAAATTTATTCTGATATTGTACTGGTACATCTGTAATGTCAATGATAATACCTTTCACGTTCGGTAATGCACTTAGAACCCCACAATCTGAGATTACTGTTCTAATCTCGGCTGGTCTCAGATAAAGTGTATAAATTCCCAAAGCGTTAAATTGATTCGCAGGAAGAGTTAAATTGTAAAGTCCTCCCAAAACTTCTACTCCTGGTGTACCTCCAGTTTCACTGTTTGCGAAATAAGGTCTCAGAATAGTTTGTGCATCTAATTTTGTTAACACAAATTGATCTGTCACATCTCTTGTTGGAGTGTAATTCATTATGATTTCAACGTCAGCGGGTGAAACATCTGAAGGTCTTATCGTGCCATATGATCCAATTGCCATATCTTATTTTTATTTTATAAATAGTTTAGTTCTTTTTTTCAAAGAGGTCTTTGCTTATTAACTACATTAAAAAATCCATACCCGTAGTTGATCATATCCCCCAAGTTATCTACTTCTCCCAATCTTTGAACTCTCTCATAGGCACTTACTTTTCCTCTTTCCACAAAAACATTTGTCTGTATTTGTGCTTGGTCGATCACTTTCAGTAAAACCTCATCTTTTGTGATAGGAACTGAAGTCAAATTATTTGAAGTAAATCCTGAAGATTGTTGAAAGAAAATGGTTGTTCCGTCATTGTAGTCATAATAATTTACCTCTGTAATAGTATAGGCGGTGTATATTGGATTGATGTCCGATATCGCCCCCCATATTTGTCCATTTGAAATTACAGGTACTCCGACTTGAAATTTTGGAGTTCCATACAATGCTAATTCATTTACTCTTGATTTAGTATTACCTGAAACTGTGAATGGCACCGTTACATAGTTGTTAGATGTTTGTGCCGAAACTTCATTTACCGCGTCTCCTGAAAAGATATAATCATAAGAAACGGGAGTACCAATCCAATTTCCAGTTGAAGGTGCAAAGAATGCTTGTCCTGTTGGATTGAAGGGAACAACATTTGAATATGGAACATTTATTTTTTTGGATACCTTAGTCACCCCCCAAGGATTTGTTTGTTCCAAAGTAATGGTATACTGAGTAGTTGCTTCGGGATAGGTGTGGCTTATCGAATCAGGAGAAAATGTCGTAATAGTTTGTTTAGGGCTTCCATCCCCCCAATCGACCTTGTAAGAAGATAATTCCAAAAACTTTTGAAATTGCTCAGATGTGTTGTATATATTCCAAATGTATGGATTCGACGTAGTTGAAGAAAAAATAAAGTTCGTAACTACATCTTTCTGTAAAACCGCACCATCAAATGGACTATAATACCCAACATCCACGGCAGTTTGTCTCAATAGAATATTAACAGACAGCCCTGTCAAGATAGAAGTTCCACTTGGTCCAGCGCTGACAACCTGAGTCATTGCAGAATACACTCCGACAGGCGTTCCCTTATAATCAACAACTGAGAGGTCTCCTTTGATGTTTTCAGGTGAAACTATAAACTTATAATAATCTTGTCCCATTACTGCGTTGGATTGACGTACTCATACCATTTTATGGGAATATTGGTTCCCAACCTTTGCCCATAAGTATTCAGAACTTCGTAAGCCAAAGTTCTATAGTTCAACTTTACGGTATAATAAAAATATTGTGTATTGTCGAAAGCGTATTTATTACCAACTAAGTTATATTGTGGTCCGTTAGTTAGATCCAATGGATTCGATCCCCGACCTGTCATCATAGTTTTGAATTGCCCAACTTTGGCATCATAAAATTTTGCTGACATGTAGAATGTGTCAATATTCAAGAAAGTCCTTTTTTTCAACCAATAAATAAAAAAACCATCTTTATCTCCTATATAATCCAAAACAAATTTTGGTTTCTTTATGTTAACCAAAGTTCTTTGCATTTGTGCCTCCATAGTCAAACCTTGTTGAGTAGGTAATATGATTGTCACATAATTGGTTTGTTTTTTTTCATCGGGGGTATCATACAAGTCCAATTTAAAAAAAGAATTTGCAAAGTTATTTCTATAATAATATATTTCTTGTGGTGTAAATCCCTCACTTTGATAGTCCAATCTCCAATTTGATTGGTCATTCAAAGATCCACCCGAGTAAAAGTAGAATTCATAATTAACCTCGGTGTTATCAGTTGTCCCAGTCGCAGGTGCGTGAGCAAATCGAGAAACTTCAAAGTCTCGTCCTTTTCCAATCACCTCTTCGATCATTTTGACTTCATACTCATCTATCGACAAGTCCATACCCAAATAATCCCATTGTAATTGAACAGGAATATTGATCTGCTTGTTGGTTACCCCACCTTGTTTAATTTGAAATTTATTCACATTCATCGACTAATGGTTTGAATGCAACGTCAGATCCATCTAGGTTGTCGTTGTAGTTTATTCCTTCAGGGATTAGTCTAAATACTACACTTGTATATGGATATTGTGCAGTATTCATAAATGGATAGTCTACTCCCCTACCTAAGTTGTCAATATATCCATAGGTATATAAGTCTCTCCATCTGAATTGTTCATCCGCTGTGGAGTAAAATGCCCAACTTGGAGTTGCGTCTATAGTTTCTAATTCACCTGTCTCAACATAATCCGAAAAAACTTTCAAAGTCATTGAATTATGTGGTGTATAATAATATCCTGGTGGGTTAGTTGTATAGTCAGGAGTTGATTGGAAAACATTTTGATTGAATTTTATCTTATGATAGTATGGTGAAACAACTCTCTCTGTTTGTTCATAATCATTCCATTCACAAAAATCTCCATCCATAACATCATCTTTTTTCAAATCTAAGTTGTAGAAGAAAGTTTTTGTTGATCCATTTGTTTGAGTATATGCTGAAGTTAATACATTAGAATTTGACGTTTCATTATTCAAATCCCACCATGGATTAGTGGTTTTTGTTAAATTGAACTCCCACCCTTGTTTGATACCAATTCTATTCAAAGGTTGATTGAAATACCCTGAATATCCTTTATTGACGATTGTCAAACTAATTTCATTGATTGGTCTTTTTTGATTGTCCAACAAATTTACAAGATCGAGATCATAGTTTGTTGTAACATCGTAAGTGTTACTACTATTTTTTTGAGAAATTCTTGTAACTAAATTTGGTGTTATTGAGCTATATTCAATCTTTTTCTCTTCATTGAATACGTTTTTCTCAAATCCCGCCTTTGTCATTGCAAGATCTTCTATGTTTGTTAGAAACTTATATTGTTTTATATAATACTTTGATTTCGTTTCCTCCAAATTATCAGGGTTAATGACTCTTTTGAACGTGCCTTCAACTCCATTATTAAATGTTGATCCTGTGTATCCAATATTGAACACATTAAATACGTGTACATCACTTTCAAATTTACCATTCCCTAAAGAATATACTTGAAAGATATTTGAATCTCGATAAGTTAAAGATAGTTCAACATACTCTCCTGGAGTTAATCCATGAGGAGCAATACAAATAAATGAAATGAGACCATTTCCATTTTGTGTAGTCCTTTGTATGGTGAACGGAATTCCTTGAGATGCAACCCAAGTTATGTTATTATCATCCGAAGAATAATAAGTCAGCTCTTTCTCATAGTCATTCTTGAATGGATATGTTAAATAATACATCCAATTATAAGTGTAAGCACTTTTAGATTTGTAAGAAAAATGAGAGTCATTCACGTTCGGTCTATAGAAATCAAACTCATAGTATTGGGGAAACCCTTTCCATATACCACTTTGTTTTGATTTACTCGGGTCTGTATAATATAGATTATATTCGAACGGTTGATAAGTTGTTACTCCGTCATAAACATTATCATATAAATAAGTTATTTTAAAAGTAGGTCTAAAAACTGTACAGGTTTGTCTTTCATCTTCATAAACTTGAGCTAAGTTGATTGTTTGAGTTCTATCATATTCAGTAATCTGTTGGCCTTGTTGCTGTAATGTGATAGAGAGTTCTTCATCAATAGACGGAGCACCTTTATATCTTAGTCCACTCGGTATTAAAGTATACTTATTCATCTACGGAGTATTTTGTTTTGAATTTATCCAAAGCGGTTTGACCAACTATGGTTCCGAAATAGAATTGGAATGGAGCTCCCACAACAAACTTTTGTTTGATTGCACCCGTTGAAAGGTATTGCCCATCACCTACGGTTCCATTCACATTAAAGATATACCCTCGAGCATTCAAGTCATTAGATATAGCGTTCGATCCTAAGAAATAAGGTGTACTTGTTGAATACCTATCCAAAGATTGGTATCTAGTGTTTTGAACAATATCAGAAGAAGATGTCGCCCACGTATTATCTTGAGTTCCGAATATCAATTTTGTATTATCTAACTTCCACTGATAGAATGGAACTTGTTGAGATTTTATTTCATACGGGTATGGATAATATCCGATGTTATCTTCTCCTCTAAAATTGATTTTACCTGGTGTTAGATAGTCCTTAGTTTGTAAATCTTCTGTCGTTGAAGAAAACCACACCGCAATTGTCGGGTTCTTTGCGGTTCCAAGAATTTGTGTTGGCTGATTAGTTTCACCCGGCACGTTGTCATAATACTCAGGAGAAAAATTGATATTCCCAATTTCACTGTTAATTGACATTAACTGAGCTAAATCCCCATCTATTCTTCTCTCATCTCTTGAGAACAATTGGTTTATTGAGTTATCTCCCAAAGGTATCAATTGTTGTAAGAAATTTTCATCAGTGATTCTAGATATTACAAAAAGGTTGACCAAGTCCGAAGTGTCAGCATAACTTGTTGGGTTAATGTTTGGTAATATAAATCCTCGAGTTGAAGGATCAAATGTTATTTCAGAATAGAAATAATCCTTCATGCCTAAGTTGATTACAGTCGTAGGAAACAATAGATTTAGATCGTTGACTCCTGTTTGATCCGATCTCTTACCTATGAATTTATTACTATTATTGTTATAAGGACTACTTCTATAATAGAAATTATTACTATCCCGATTGTAATACACAACATCTTCACAAAATCTAACTTGTCCAACTCTATTTTGTTTATTATAGAAAGTATCAACTTGAATCGGAAAAAAATATAATGACCCATTCACCCAATTATTCATAAATGATTGGGAAAGAACTCCTCGGCACAATCCATAGAAAAATCTAAATCTGAAAGCCCATTCTCCAAAGTTTCCAAGATCTTTCACCAAATCCAAACCAGGTCTTCTCATGAAAATATAACACCCCTTTTCAACCGCATCTTTGGTTGTACATTCCTGATTGACTTCGAAGTTATTTCCAAAACCAGTATAACAATCTAATCCAACCATGTTCTCACAATCAAATGTTGATAATACCGTCAATTCATTTGGTAGCCCCTCTAAATCAGCAGTAGCAATTTGTGCACCCGTAGCATATCCAACCAATTCTGTAGGTTCATCTAATTCAGGTATTTCATAAAATATAAAGTTGTTGTTTTGTTGTAACAATGCAGGATTTGTAGTCCAAGCGCTACCATTCAACGCATCAGATGAAGGTAATCTGTCAGTTCTCATTACATTATTAACTTTGGATGAGATAGACATTGGGGATCCAGTCAATGTCGGATATGCATTTGGTGTCAAATATATAAATCTTACATCCCTATAACCAAAACTAAATCCAGCGGTAATGTTTCCATATATGTACGACGCTCCAGAGACATCTTCAGAAGAATCATATTTTGCGGCATTTTGAGACAATGAGAAAAAATCATTACCCAGTGTTGAAACCATACCAGTTACCCCTCCTATATTTTCGCGAACCAACCTATTGGTATTAAATGAGGAATCCAAACTACCATAATATCCGACTGTTGAAGTCGTAAACCCGCTAAAACCATTTCCCGCTTCAAAGAAATAAGATGGATAGAACATTCCATTTTGGGTGAAAGGTTGGACCGAAATATTTGTCTGCGTTAACTTTTGAATAGGCATATTCAATCGAGTTGACGCGGTTATTGTTAAATTTGAGTCGTCTATGTTTTTACCGAAAATTCTACCTAACTTATATTCGTTATCATATTTCGGAGAATACGGGTCAACCCCTCTCTGAAGAATTAGTATATATTGGCTATCCACATTTTCTAAAACTGAAAGTGGACTAATCAATAAATTACCATCATCATTATATCCAAGCCCTGGAAAACCTCTTTTCCTCCTTAAAAATATTCTAGAACGAGCACTTAAAACATTCGGAAACGCCTCCAAATTACTTGTATCCCATATTTTGATTGCCTCCGAAATAGTTATTGCAGTAACAACTTGGAAATATTCTCTATCTTGTGGATATTGTTGACGGGTTATAGTACTGCCTGTTGGTAACGAATAAGAAACACTACTATCTGTCAGTTCAGTCAGAGCGTATTTTACAGTTACATTTGTTGACCCTTGTATTGTTGTTCCCGTAATCCCATTTACCAACCCATTATTAGTTTGCTCCAAATACAAGAAATTTTTATCGGTAGATGTTGCGGGATTTACTGTCGTTAGTAATTGACCAGATTCATAGAATTGGTTTGCCAAAACAGTTACAGTATTATCAAAGTGAAATTTCCCTAAATTTGAATTTTTAGAAAAAGTTACTTTAATTTTATTCAATTCTTCAAAATACGATTTTCGGGTATTAAATATATTTATTCTTTCTCCCAAAGTAAGACTTGTTGCATATGTAAAATATCTTCTCTCATCAGATTCCTCTGATAAAAATCGGACTACCTGTGACACTGGTGTTTTGAATTTATTCAAATCGGTAACAGAATCATCATTACCTGCAATGGATTCAGAAAAAATTAAAGATTTTAACTGCACATCTTCTGACGGTGTACCATCAGAACCAAACAAAGATTGTAAACCATCATAATAACTTGATGGTGAAGAAACATAAGATAATACTCCATTAGTCCCACCTAAAAGAGCTGATGAGTCAACGTTTGTTTCTGTACAAGTACATGATTGACAATCAGGGTAAGTTAACATTGGTAAACGAACCAAAAAACTTTTTCTTTCACACTTAATTCTTAGGGCTCTACAAATAAATGCAAAAGGTCTCAAACGTAAAATTTTAATTCCGCACAAGAAACACAAAGCCTCAATGACAATAGTATATATGAAAAGTAAAAGATGGGCAATCACTAATAGAACAGAACCAACAAATTGAATTACTGTAAAAATTATTGAGAATAAGAAATACAGTAAATCGAAATTTTTGAATCCATCATTTACAGGAAATTTATTAACAGTGCTCGAACAACTATCATCATCAATTTCTTTGATTCCTATAAATCTTCCTCGTCCACCTTTCTTATATTGGTCAATGAGTGAAGATATAGTGTAGACTCTATTAAATTGAAACTCATAAAATGTATCTTCACAATCAATTATTTCATTCAATCGATCTATCTGTTCTGACCCCGTAAACCCATTTGTATACCCACTCCAAGCTAACCCGAAATAATACGAACTTTCTTGAATCTTTTTTAGTGTTTGGCTCGGTAAATTTGTAGGGTCAGCATCGGGATTTTCCCATCCATATTCTTTAACGTTAGGAACCAAATAACTTGGTCTCCTTGTTTGCATTGTCAAATCATTCGGTTGAGTCCATTTGATTTTGAATCTATATTTTCCTTTTGTAGGTATACCTAAAGTTGGATCATTTGATATAACTCTATCTCCAAACTCATTCGTGACGACATAATCCAAGTTCATCGGTAACTCGGTCAACCAAGTTCCATCTCCATCAATAATATTACCCGCTTGTTCTAATTCAAAAACTTCCAACACGGGATTACCATCCTCATCTTGTTGTATTGTTTGACGAAGTGCTAAAATTTGTCCAGGTCCTGAAGTAAGATCACATAAGTTTCCTAAATTATCTTTAGGCTTACAATTTTTTCTGAGTCTAAATTTATCAGGTGAAGAAAACATTGACCCCATAAAAACTGAGGTCGGTTGTATATCAACGTTAGCGTCATCCCTTAAATCAAAATCAATTCTATTGATTGAAATTTGACATACCTCAGGATCTCCCCATAACGGAGAAATTTCCACACTCTTGGTTACGTTAATTATTTGTGGAAGAGAGTTGAGATCGGCTGATGCCCTGAACCTATTACCAGCAACTTGTGCTTCTGTTGCAAGTCCAATTCTAACTAAATCTTGAGGTGTTAATGAAAACTCTCCAATATCTGAAAGATCGACATCCATAACTATGGTTTGTGGTCCTAAAGGAACTCCCATAATCATATAGTCACCGCTCTCATTCGTTTTGGATGTAAACCTATAATACTTGTCATAGATTTCAACAACAGTAGACCCTGTCAATGCATCGGATCTCGAAGGAAAAGTCCCTGTTGCGGCATGTTTCGAATAGGATGGATTGTATGGAAGGAGGTTATATCTATAACCATCTTCATTTTTATCCGCTGGAGATTTGTATGGATATATACTTGTAATAACTGGATTGGATTGATCAACCTGTTCTATAGGAATAAAGATTGAAACCCTTGCATTCGGTAATCCGAAACCATTATTTGCGGTGACCCTACCAACCAAAACACCATAATCCGCACAATTTCTTATGTAGATGTCGGTTTGTTGAATTTTAAGCGATAGGATTTCTAAGAACTCAAATTCTTGGTCTAATTGTAAATTGATTGATTTGTTTACACCAAGCTCAGTCCTTATTCTATATGAATCACCCATATAATATCTTTAGTTTATAAATAGTTTAGGTGTTATTTTCTAACACACACCTAAAATCATAAACAATAAATAGGGATAATAAACCTATCAACTGAAGGTTACTGATTGAAAGTTTTTCACCAAAACTCGAATATCTTTGTTTGGATATCTTATTTGATAAACTTGTGAAGGTTGTGCAAAAATTGTGTCATCAACAGGTTGTATTTCTTTTGTCTCAGGATTTGAATACCTCATTGATGTTTCAGCCGAAGAATATTGCCCCCCAACGTTGTTGAAAACTTTAATGTCCGCAACAGTTAACACACCATTCTGATTTTGAACAATACTTTGTACCTCGGAAAGGTATACGTTTTGCCCTAACTGTCTAGTTTGCGGATTAAAATATGTTGATACTCTGTCAACAACATCTGCAATAACTTGTCCTGAGTTTTGAGCCGAATCCAATACAATTGATATTTCTAAACTCAAGTCAATAACTTCAGCAGTCAATATCGAGATATAATCATTGATCATTCTATAGTTAGAAAGATATGTTGCAATGTTTTGTTTCAATGTATTAGAAACGATGTTTGTTAATTTACCTGAAGTGTCGTATGATAATATCTGTATCAAAATCTTATTGTTATCTTCAGTAATCGCAACTTTTGCAGGAGCTCCGAATTCAGATGGCATATTCCTAATAATTGATTCATAATCTTGAACCGTGACTGCTCTTTTTTGTGCCGAGAAATTAAACGATACATAATTTCTAATTTCCTCCAACGAAGGAAGTCCAGCACCACCAATAGCTGCTGTGACGTTGTTACATCTAAGGGAATTAACTACCGAGGAGTTAGTCAACTCAGATGGCCCATTTACAAAAAATGAAACTGTTCCTATTTGACTAATGACATTTGTTCCCAAGTTAGTCCCTAAACCTCCACCAATTCTATATTGGACAAACAAAGTTGAGTTAGGTATCAACGCCGATCCTAATGATATGTTGTTAGAATATCTTTGAATATCAATTGTTGCTCCCAATGTTGTAAATTGATCCAAAGAATCTTGAGCGGTATTAGTTCCTCCACCAAAAGTTAATTTTTTAAAACCTTCAGGTGTGTATTCACTTATGAATCTATTTGATGTTTGAACATATCTTCCAACTTTAATTCCAGGTTGGTCCGATACTTTTGTAGGATCTTCAATAAAAACTCTATCTTCAGCTAAAGCATCAACCTCATACCATTTATTGGTTGCCCCTAAGAATTCAGCGGTTGATGGTAAGTTCGTATACTCAGTTCCACTTTTTAAAAGAACACTTGTAATACCCAACACATTTTTCTCAGGTAAAAATAATTCAAAGAAAGGTTTAACATCATTTGGTGTTATTACTCTCTTGAATACTTTAGTTACACCATTAACAACAAGTTCTCTTTTTGTAATTGTGTAATTGATTAAAACATTATTGGCATTGAAGTTAGGTATTTTTAATCTATTCGGAAATCCTTGTGCATTATACGGAGAACTGAAATCGATGTCATATATGTTTTCGAAAACAATACCAGCACCTGAAACTTGAGATCCTCTTGTTAAAATTCCAAGATATCTTTGGTCTTCTTGATCTCCAAAAGCAGGAACTGTAATTGAAAAATCAACTAATGCAACAGAAGGTCTTTGACCTGGCAATTTCAAACCATAAGTTCGAGCTATGTTATATATTGAAGATCTTTGTTGTGCGTATTGAAGAACTGTTTCTTGAATACTTCTATCTATGTGGTAATGGAGGTTGTCCGCAACCGCAGCATTTAAATCTAAAAAGACAGAGAAAACTGAAGCATCATTAAAATCCTGAATAAGTTCAGGATAATATGTTCTAACATAATTCAACAATTCAGTTCTTATTCCCTGATAGTCTCTTGTGGTGTATGATATTTTACGATTTGCCATCTATATTAAATATTGATAATAACGAAATCACTTTGGGCAAAAGAACTTCTATTATTTGCGTAATCTATTCTTACTTTAGCAGTGTATTCTGAAGTTCCCTTACCAGGAAATCGATATACTGGAGATTCACTCGTTCCAACTGTATTCTGACCAATCATTGTGTCAACCTCAAACTCAGGATCAGCTGGTGTTATTGATATATTATTTAAAAGTAAGTTTGGCATGAATGTCTCAACCGCATCTCGGATGTCAGATTGAATAGCATCAAATGTCAATCCATCAAAAGGTTCGAATATAAATTCATATAATCTAGTTCCAAACTCAGGTAAATAATATCTACTCCCTTTTCTAGTTAATAATAAGTGAATCAAATCCGATTTAATTTGTTGAGACTCTAGTTCCGTGAGTTCTAAATAATCACCTCGTCTAGAATCTCTGAATGGAAAATTAAGTCCATATGTTACACCATTTGCCATAAAGATAAATATACTACGGTTAGTTTCCTTATAAATAGCCTAAAATGAAAAATCCCAACATGAGTTGGGATTTTTATTATTTTATGAAGAACATCCGAAACATTCAATTTCGATTCCTTCAGGTTTTGGTGGTAAATTCATACTACTGTAATCTACTTTAGGAATTTCAACATTTGGTTTAGGTTTTTGTACCTTTGTCATATCCAATGCTAAGTGTTTTGCTCCAGTTGA